AATGAATCCGGGCAACTTATCTAGTTCTGCTTTAAATGCAGCTTGAAAAGAATTAACCAAATCTTTAATATTCTTTTCTGCTTCATAAGCAATTTGCAATGTTTCTTTAACTGTTGCTTTTGCTTGATCTAATTGAACAACTAAAGCCTGATATTCGGCCTGCGCCTTTTTATATTCATCCTCGATATTCTTTAAAGTGGCCTTAATAGCTTCCACTTTTTTTTGCATATCTTCGACATTGATTGCCGCCATTACAGGAATAGTTACTGTTTCCGGAGTCGAAACGGGACCATCACCATATACTTTTTTTGACATTTTAATTCACCTTTCCGTATAACTTCTTAACAATTCGTGGAAGTTTATTATAAGATTCTACGATCTTATCGGCTTGATCCTGTGTTAATTGACGATTTTCTTCAGCAAGTTTCTTTTCTGCAATAAGTTTGTTATTCGCCTCAAGCAAAATCTTATTGGTTTTTTCTAGTTCTTCAGAATATTTTTGTAACTCTGCAAGCTGCACTTCATATTCAAGAACTTGCTTATCAAGATCTACAATTTGACTCTTTAGAGATGGCGTATCTGCATCGCCATATTGGCGAGCATTTAGCTCATAAACGTGAATTGTTTCAAGTTGATCGACCGCAACTCTAATTGCTTCAAACTGATTGTAAGCATTCAATGGATTTTTTTCTGACATTTTTATTCTCCTTAAGGGTAAATTCTATAAATTGGATATGGGTAATATACAGGTTGATATATTGGAACCTGCACTGGTACATAAACTGGTCGCGGCACAACAACATATTGAGGTTGCTGAACTACATATTGAACTACTATTGGTTGAGGTTGCTGTACCACAATTTGTTGTGGAATATATGGATTAACTACAAATAGTTGACCCAGTGTTGACATTGTTAAAAAAATTAAAGCATTCATATTTTACCTCTATTCGCTGCTACTAAAACACAAAAATCAATAAAATCTTGATCAGATAAAACGCCCTTCATCATATTTATTTTTTTATGTACCCATTGTACATTCCCCGAAATATATCCAATTTTAGAATCTATTCTATCAATAGAAGCATTATAAGTGAATTGTGTTTTTTGTGTTGGCATAAATAATTTTACACCAGTGTAAACACACTTCATATCTTGTTGTATATAGACATCCCATAGTATTTCATTTGAGATGTTATATTCTATTTTTCTATCCTTTGCTCCATCTGCAAATTTTTGTATGAACCAATTTGGCATATCTTTAAATTCTTTAACAAATTTAGGATTTGTTTCACTGTCACTACATCCACATGACGGAGTATTGTTAATTCTAGATGTTCTAATGCTGAATATCTTTCCACAATCGCATTGTGCATTCCAGACCTTTTCTCCAGCATCAAATGTTTTATTTAGACTTAATATAGTATAATTATCATATCTATTTCCATCTAAAGATTTAGAAATTGGCTTTTTCTTTCCATAATCAATCCCATTTTGATTACAATATCGCTGGATTACACAATGCCGATACCCTTTTTCTTTTGCAATATCTGTGATACTTTTACCACTTTTTATTAGAGTCTCAACATCTTGTAAATTATCTCTAATCTTGAGATTGCCATTAGTTCGTCCCATTCAAAAATTCCTCCGCAAAAAGTAGACCATTCATAAAACTTTCTACAGAATTTTTATTACGTGATATTACAACCTGATATTTAATATTGTCATATTCTATCGGCATAATCCACGCATTTTCATCTATTCTATTGTAAAATTCAGGAGCTGATTGTTCTACTATATCATACAACTCAGATGGCAAGTTGTCAAGAGCAATTTTTCCATTTCTTTTAGAAAAAACTTGTATATAACTTTTGCTTTCCATTATTGTCCTACTGGCACTGGAATGCCAAAAAAGAAATGTCCAGCTAAAAATCCCACAAAAAATCCAAAGAAGAACGGAACAATAGGCCATTTTCGACTAATACTAAAAACGGCCCAGCTAATTGTAGTCTTGCCTTTAACTACGGCATATACATCATAACCTATCAAAGCAAAAAATGCTATGATAAGCCAAACAAAAGTTATACTAAAAATTATTTCTGTCATTGATATCTCCAATTTTACTACTTGTTAAAATATGAAATAATACACAGAAATAAAATCCCATGAAAATGATAAATCCATAAGCGAATAAATCACTCCATGTCATTGTCCTGAACTCCCAAATCCACCATCTCCACGACTGGTACTATCAAGATCTTCTACTTCTACAGGTGTAAAATCTGGAGATTCTTGAATAATGATTTGAGCAATCTTATCTCCCGGAGCAAATGTCTGATATCCATTACTTTCATTAAGAAGTAGCACTTTCACTTCACCCCTGTATGGCGAGTCAATTACACCGGCCAACGTATCAATGCCCTTTTTAACAGCGTGACCAGATCGCGGCCAAATTAGTCCTACATATCCTTTAGGGATTGCCATAGAAATCCCAGTAGAAAACAACCTTCGTTCGCCCGGAGCCAATGTCGCTACTTCTTTTTCATCACAATATAGATCTAATCCAGCATCAAATAGATTAGCTTTATCTGGTAGTTTTGAAGTTTTGGTTAATCTTTTAACTGGCAATTCATAACTTAAAAATGTACTCATGCTTTTCCTTTCAATAAACAAGTTTCACATCTGTAAAAATCTCTGGCATAAAGAGGTAATACCTTTTCCTTTTTGCCGCACACTTCGCATACTTGGTCCACTTTAGTTGCATCGACTGATTTTCTAGATCGTTCAATTGGCTGTACCTGTGGCGTTACTATATCTTTATGTTCGATACCATCATCAGCATATTTATTTTGTCTTGGGCCAATATAAATTGGTTGTCTTTTTCCACTCTTATCAATTACATTTGAACCAGTTTTTGACATAGTGAACTGATCCATATCAAATTTCCCAGCGTTAGAAGTAATGGATGTTGGTTTTTTTATTTCGGATGGCAAAGGACTAGATGCAACAGGGCTTACCTCATCACTATAAGCATCTAACATTTCTAATCCCATTCTAATTAGCTCAGGATCATTTAATGTTTTACCCTTTGCTATAATTCTTTTTGCTTGTTCTTTAAGATCGTTCATACGATTTACTCCTAGCGATATTTTCCAAAACTTTTATTGCATGCTCAAGACCTTTGACCGTAGCTTCACCCGCTAATATTCTAGCATCGGCAGTGGTTTTAAGCATCTGTAGCTTTAAACCAGATTTACTATTTCTGATCGCGGAATGATATTTCTCTTCCCATTTAGCATATTGATCATGCTTTTGTCCAGTTACTATATACCAAATTCCCTGTTCAGTCCATTGCTTTACCGCTTTTTCTCTAGCTAATACAGAATTAGTATAAACAATGTATTTATTAAGTGTAAATATAGCAGCTTGACAATCAACATTAGACAGCTTTTTAATCTCGTCTTCTGTAAAGTGCATAATTTGACCTACTCTTTGGGCTAACTCAAAAGAGTCGTCAATTCCATAGTTGATATTGTGACCAGAGATCCATTCATCAATATTTTTATGGAAGTTTGTAATCTTTATATCTATGTCTTCCATATTTTCTGCCTCCAATCTTCGATAGATTCGTTATGGAAAAGCTCAATTAGTTCGAAATTATTCAGCTCGCACCAATGTTTTTTATCTCTATCTCTTGCCTGAGCTTTATAAAATTCAATTTTATTTTTGAAAAAGAAATTATTAAACTCCGTATGCTGTTGGCCGTGAACTTCTACTATAGTGGATCTGACAGGAATAAAAAAGTCAGCTTTTAACACTGACTTTCTATTATCTGTTTTAGTTCCGGGCAAAACGAGTTCCTCAAGAATTCTATCGTTTGGATATTTTTCTTTCAGAAGTTGTCGAGCTTTATTATGAAGTCCCGATCTTTTCTCGGTATCTACAATATTATTACTAGGAATCCATGAATATTCTTTTCCATCGAGTCCTATGATAATCAATATAGCATTTCCTTTACTTTGGCCTCTAATAAAGCATAAAACTCTTTATTTTCAGAGAGATAGTTATATACTTTTTCTTGCCCTTGTAGTTTTACTTTTTCTGATTCAATAAAATCAAGATTATACCAAGATCCCGCCACTGAGATCAGTCCTAAATCAATACCGATCATAATAATTTCTTGAACTTTATCAATTCCTTGACCGAATCTAATCCAGCTTTCACATGTCTTATAAGGAGAACCAATTGATGAGCATAAGATATCCCATGTTACCTTAAGACCAATTACATTCTTCTGATCTTTGCTAGAGCTTGCGCCTTCCCACGGCGTAACGCTTTTTACTTCCATTCGCGTATCTGCTTGGAATTGAATCTTAACGCCACCATCGGCCATTTTTGACTTGCCGTAGCCACTTGTATTTGTAATCATGTGAGTAATCATAATTACTAAGCACTTCTGATTAGGCACTGTTTGTCCCAGCTTCTTAACGAAGTCGGAAAGAATCTTTGGCAATCCCGGTCTAGTCATACCGCTAATATCTTCATCAAGATCACGAGAAGGAATTAGAGATGAGATAGAATCAATTACAAGTACGCAACCCTCGTTCTCTTTTGCTGAGATCAATTTTCTAGCAATGTCTAAGAATGTTTCTGCTGCTAATGGCTCATCTCCAGAACGAATAACTTGAACCAAAGACGGATCAATTCCGGGAACTTCAAAGTTCATTTCTTTTAGTCGGCCTTCAACATCAAGATAGATAATCTTACGACCTAGAGCTTGGCAATTTGCAATAATTTGCATAGTAGTTGTTGTTTTTCCAGCTTTTGGTGGGCCAGAAAGAATCATCCAAGATCCCTCTTTAATTCCGCCTCCAAGAGCAAGGTCAATAGCTGGGCTAATTGATATAGTTTTATAACTTCTTTTTCTTTCTAAGACTTTATCTCCAGTTGTTACATAATCACCATATTTTTTAATAAAGTCTTTATCCGCTGCCATTGTCGTCACTTTCTATCTCCTTTAATTTAGATATCAATGTCTTTATTCCGAATGACTTTCTCGTTTTGAATTCTAAAGGCTTAGAATCAATGGGCATTACTTCGATTGTAACATGCACCGGAGAATTGTCAAGAACATTTTTTATTTTTTGAATTTCTTGTTTTACATTTCTTGCGCCCAAAGAAATAGTTTTAGATCCTGCACTAGATTTTATAAATTTAATTACAGGTTCTTCGCCATATTCTTTAATAAGATTGTTCGCAAGGGAAACTTGTCTAATATATATTTTTTTCCACTTGGGTAGATTCCAAAATTTATACGGAAGTGTTCCAAGTTTTTCATGCTTTGCCTGTTTTTGGCAAACTATTTCGGCAATATACTGAGCAGGAGTGCAAAAATCCCCAGTGGATGGGGATTTATATTTACTTATTTCTGTTCGTTGCTTTGACATTGACAATTATCTCCGCACGATTTTCTTTTTCGATAGAGCAATTCTTCGTTCTCTGGAGTCATTTCTCTAACTTCTTCATATTGACCAAATTCGCATGCGGGCCAATAAAATCGTTTGACATAAATTTTTCCATCATCGCCAAGTTTTCCAAATGTCATAAATGAGAAAGAAGTGTTTTCTGGATCTTGCAAGTCTTTAGCAATTCCTCTAACCATATAAATGCCATCAAGACCATTCTCATCTGCATATACAACATTTTCTGGATTACCCGGAACCACAACCCTAACCTCAATAATTTTAGCATTATTGTTTTGACAATAGTGTTTTAATCGTGTCCAAGGATCTTTCTTGTCGGGCAAATCAAAGTCTGACCAAACTTCAACCCCGCTATCCAAGACGCATTTCCATAATATAGACTGCTGATTTAATAGTCCAATTATATAATCATTGATTTTTGTACAAATCATTAGTCTTCCCTAATTTTATGAATACAATTTCCAAATCGAGGAGGCAAATTTCCAGTTGCTTTTGATCTACGTTCTTTTGCAGTTTCATCCGCTCGCATAGATGCTTCTGGGGTCATAGTTGTCACGCCATAGTTCTTTTTGCGTGCGAAAAGCTCTCTAACTTCTGGAAATCCCGTAGGACTTTGCTCATTTTTTTGGGCTAGTTTAGGTTCAGTAATATTAACCTTTTTATTCTCATCACCCATTTTAACTTCTGTAGTTACGTCTTTTTTTGGTACTGCTTTTTTCTTAGCCATAATTAATATCCTTTATTAACAAATTCTCTTTGAGCTTGCGTCAAAAATAGTGATCTTCTAGTTTTTAAATATTGTATATATTGAGAATAGATTTTTTGGTCTACCTTTTTAAATTGAAAATTATATGCATTCAATTTATTCATATCCATCCCATAAGGATCAAATAACATTCCTCTACCAAACTTAATATAATAATTGATAACTGTTCTATCTTCTTCTTTATTATGAAGTCTAGTAATTTTGGCAACTGCGATTCTTTCTTCTGCTATATTTCCTGTTTTATCAAAGTATTGAATACTCAATTCATCGGTATCTGGAACTAGCAAACCTGTTAAATTCTCATTTTCATTTCTTGCCATTATTATCGCTCAAACTTTCTAATTTTTCTTTTACTCTTTTTACGCAATCCCATTTATCAAAACCCACAACGTGAATTTCACCTAAATTAGACATTTCATGGTCCGCAAATAAATCACTACAATCAATCATTTGAGGATCAACAGTTCCATCTTGAAACATTTTATGTATCATGATATCAAACTTAATAATTCCTATGTGCGGTCCAATATTTTTTGTTTTTCTATCTATCATAATTTTCCTGTTTCAATATATTTTGTTACCTTGTCTTTTGGAAGATTTGCAATCTTTCGCATTTCTGCGCTTTTTTCTCTTTTTTGAATTCTTTCCAAAGTTCCATCTTGAGCCATTTTTTCCTGAAGACCATACTTTCCAAGCTCTCTTGCGTTCTTTTCGGCAAGCTGGCCGATTGTTTTGATCTCCTTATTTATTATAACCGGAGGACCATCTAAAACAACCGCCAGCCCAGCCTTTTCGCAAAATGGACAGTCTTTTCTCAACGGTTCTTTAATGCTATGGAAGACTTCAAATTCTTCTTTGCATTCACTGCAAGCATAATGATATGTCGGCATTAATTATTCCTCTATCAACCCCTCATATAAATCGGGATTATTATTTAAATTTTCTTCACTCATGTTTAGCATAAAAGTTCTGTAGCTATTTTTATATGCTACTCGTCTTCTATCTGTTAAATCTTCGCGAGATAATGTCAGCTCGTAAAAGCTAATATAATCTTCGTTGATTTCTTTCGTCTCTGTTAATATCTCAACTTTTTGCGATTCGCACAATGCTAAATTACCACACAAAAAAGCTGCTACAAACACAGGCGCTAACCATTTTCTCATTTTAACCTCTCTAAAATACGACCAATAATAGGATTACGAACAATATCAGTTACATCTAATTCGCAAGTCCCAACACCTTGTAATCCAAATAATCTTTTCTGTACATTCTCTAGTCCACCTCTCATTGAAATAGGCAAGTCAGATTGATCTGCATCGCCATTAATTACAGCAGTGGAGTACATGCCAATTCTGGTCAAAAACATTTTTATCTGTTCATAAGTTGCATTTTGCGCTTCGTCAAGAATCATAAATGAATGGTGGAAGTTTCTTCCTCTCATATACTCAAGGGGACACATTTCTATTGTACCAATAGCTCTATACTTTTGCAAGAGCATCTTGCCTAAGTATTGTTCCATTTCCTCAAGAACCGGCACTAAATAAGGATGAATTTTTTCATCTTTATCGCCCGGAAGAAAGCCTAAACCTCTACCATTTTCAACTGTTGGGCGAGTAATAATAATTTTTTCAATTTTATTCTCTAACAGCCAGCTACAGGCCAAACCTACTGCTACGGATGATTTGCCTGAACCCGCAGGTCCAGTACAAATCGTTACATCGTTTTCAACCATAGAGATGATATAATTCTCTTGATTAATACTCTTTGGTTTAAGAATTTTACGATGCGGATTGCTTACAGCTACATTTGTTGCCTTTTTTGCTTCTTTTCTAGCTCTTGATCTTGACATATGTTTTTCTCACGATATTGTAAAAGAACCATCGTTATTTCTATAAGTGAATTTGAATATTGAATAATCTCCTTGTCCAGCCTCACCTCCACTTCTATCTATATTGACTAGAAAGTTATTAGAGCCTAAGTTTATTGTAGGAGGACCACCTATAATAATTGATTCGTTAGATACAGTATCATAAATAAAATTATTGCCATCATTTCCATATGTCGAACCAGAATGGGTATATCCCCTGTCTAATACTTCATATGTGCAGCTCACATCTACTGGAAATGATAGGTACTTACTTTTTACTGAATAGAAATTCCCATAAGTTGGAATATCTCCGTAATTTGCATTGAATGAAACTTCCGTAGAAAGGAGAGCATGCCCACCAGCTAATAAAGCACTTACCGCTGCCGGATTTGATGATCCCGATTTGTTATAATCTTGTCTTCTATATGTAGTTCCCATCTCATATGGCCTAGCACTAATCGACGCTCTTCCTTCTAATAAACTACCATTAAAGGTAAGCGTTTCTGAAAAGAAGCCCTGATTTGAGAATTTATACGATGCTGACTTTAATATCATATCTACAAATTTTAATCCACCTCCACCAACTACCTCTGCCTCTAATACAAAAGTTTGAGGTGGCCTTTGGAGTAGATTAAATCCTCCGGGAAAATATGCTCCAGCAGTATTAGATAAAAACTTAGTAAATGACACATCAACATTCGGTCTTTTATAAAAGTTTTTTACTACTGTTGGACTACCCTTTTTAATTATAGTTGTAGTTTCAGCATTTTTTGCAACAGTCATGCTTTGTACCCCACCGACTTCGCTGCCGTTGAGGTACATAGAATGAATATTGTATTGTATTAAATATAGAGACATTATACTATCTCACATGCTCCACCAGTACAAGCCATAGCCTGTTCTAGTTGTGTGTCGTCATGTTGTTCGATCACTTCTGTATAATCGACATCTTTATACTCACGCTTTAATTCAGTCCAAAGTTTGAAATTATAAATATCTTTCATGCAATAAGTAAATTTCTTAAGATCGCCTTCGAAATATTTATCAACAAACTTTTTACATCTTTCAACCCACTTTTCTTTAGCTTTGCCTTTGATTATACCACCAAGGCCAAGAAGACTATCGCAAGCTGCCCAAAGATTATCTTCCCATAATGTTAATGCAACTTCAATCAGTCCGCTCGCAAACATAACTCCATCTCCATAATGTGCTACCATCTCACTAGGTAAATACACAGTAGTGAATGGAGCTTGTGGATAATCCTTGTCGCCCGTTACTGGCAAAAGGGAAATACCACAGAAAAATTCACGATTGTCATATATAAACTTCTCAACTTCTTCCCATTCACTAGGCTTAACATTGATAGTGTTACTCACATTATGATTGAGCCAAGGTTTTGTACAAAGGTCTTTATTGGTCCCGGGCAATACCCAATTCTGCTGAGTTGACTTTACTGTTTTTAGAAGTTCAATAGCAGTGATTTGATTTTTAGTCTTGCTACCGTCAGGAACTTCAATACAAAATGCAATTACATCATCGGTCCTATTGGCCGACCAAACAGATTCTTCGCACGCCCTTGGATTGGCCCTGTTGAAGTGCTGATAGATCGACTCCATCTTGTTCGCTTGAACGCGACGAATATAGCGTTTAGCATGATGAGGATGAATACCACTAGCAGTCCCAAGAATACAGGAAGCAGTACCTTCAGGCTTAACGCAAGTAACTCTAGCGGCTTGGTTAATACCAATAGCAGCAGCGACCATTTTGTTTGTTGTTTTGGCAAGTTCTGCTGCCTTTCTTTGAATTTCAGGATTTAAACAAATATCAGGCTTTTCAAACCAGCCAGTGCCGGAAACTCCAAGTAATGCTTCTCTGGCAAAAATCTTTTCACTAATCTTGCCAAGATAAGGAAAACTATTAAACCCAGCTTGCAAAGTACCAATAATGGTTACTGCGCGAACTGCGTCATAAAAGTCTTCTGCGCTATTTACTTTAGCACAATTAACAGTAGAAAGATTACAACCTTGCCATCCACTTTCGCCTGTTTCAATATCAACTGGATACATACCAATCTCAACGCATGGATTAACAATAAAGTCTTCATCGTCAGCCCATACAAATCCCGGTTCACCAAATTCTTTAACTGACTTCATCAATTCGGCAAATTGCTCAGGAGTTGTTTTATCTCTAATGAGTAAAGCTGAATTATTAGAACGACCACGTTGAGGATTATCAGTAAACCAATTACCAGTTTTAGCGGTCGCCATTTCTTTATCTTCTGGCGAGAATAAGCAGATAGTAGCGCTTCTACGAACTCCTCCAGAAATAACAGCATCAGCAAAATGCATAACAATATCATATACTTCAATTGACTTCAATCTCCCATCACCGCGAAGCATAGCTTTATCGAGAATATCTTTAATTTTCTCAAGTGCTTTTTTAAGGGGTTCTGGACCCGGAGCTTTGCCACCACCTGAGATTCTTGTTCCTTTGGCCCTAATTTTATCAAAAACAAATTGAACTTCTTTACCTTTATAGTCTGGAAATTCACTTTCAAAATCGAAATATGAAGAAATCAGAATACCTACTGCATCACTCCATCCCTCGATATCATCTGGAATAGTATATTTAACTTTGCCAGATTTATTAGTGATCAGATTTGGTAATTTATTAATATGCTTTGTTTGTACCGAAAATCCTACACCGCACCCGCATAAAAGCATATACATACACTCTTGAAAGAATCTAGGGCGATCTGCAAATGATACTGTACAATTAAACATACGAGCATTGTGCTTAAAAATAGGATCTCCGCCAAATTGTAAAGCTCTCTGCGAACCAAGACCCTTCTTTTTGAGCATCATATCATACGCCCAGTCAATCATTTTATGAACATCTTCGCCCTTTTCAGCATATTGTTTATGCATCATGCCGCGAACACGATCTACGCTTTCCTTATACGTTTCGCGTCTCTTCTTTTCTGGAATGTATCTTGCGTATTTACCTGTGAATGTATAATCTTGCAGTGCTTTAATTGACATTTATTAACCTCTTTTTAATTTGTGACCTAAGTTTTTAAATAGTTCTTGGTCAAATTTTATCTCTTTAATTTTTAATCCATTTTCAATCAGAAAATTAATAACGGCTACATCAGCCTCGCTCATTGAATATATAATGCCATCTTTATCTACTATTAATTCTCTGATATTGTTTTGCCATAATAGTTTTGAGCATGTAGAGCATGGATATGCAGTTACATAAGCTCTTAAATTATCATCTTTAATAATCATATTGCTAATAGCATTTTGTTCTGCATGGAGGATGAATGGATATTTGCCCGGTCTTACCCTTGGTAAATTTTGATCTTTTGTTCCTGCCGGAAATCCATTATATCCTATACTAATTATGTGATTTTTGTCATTAACAATGACACAGCCCACTTGCGTCTGCTCGTCATGTGAACGAACGGAAGCTAAATGGGCCATTGACATAAAATATTGATCCCAGTCTGGTCTCATAGTTGATATTCTTTGTGAACCCAAGTGAATTTTGATTCAGTATGATAAGGACCATATGCTACTAACTTATTATAGCCTTCACGTTCCTCAAAGTAACCAAAAAATCCATTTGGATTACGTGCATTTTCCGTATTCGGGATTTCTGCTTTAATCGCTTGTTGACTGAGCTTTTCCATATTGATTTTCATCATTAAATCCTCTACATTATCCGATGTTGTATAGTTTAAGAACTTCTTCCCTAGTAATATTTCCGCAATATTCAATAATTTCACTATCAGGATCTTCATCTTGAAATGAGACAAAATAAAATTCATCAATCTTTTCCTTAAATAAATCTTGCATTGCTTTTATACTATAATCACTTTTTTGAAATAAGTCTGTCAAATTTTTAGATAGAGAAAAGGCTAAATAGCCTTCTCTCTCATCTAATAATTGGATGCTAAGACAGTGATACTCAATCTTATTTTGCTTGAATTTAAACATCAAAAGATTGCCATCATAATGATCAATTACTTCTGTGATTTTGATTTTACCAATATTAGGACTCATTCTGATTACCTTCTAAGACAACTGTTACTTTGTTTACCCTGATTTCAATGTACGTCTTGCCGTCCACCGTCTTCACATTTATATTATCCAGCACTGCCTTCACTTTGTCAAGATCAGTCTGGGAAAAATTAAACTGATGTAGAAGAATTTCCATTAATTTATCGTTTAAGGCCATTTGAAACCCCCACCGCTGTTGATAGACCATTCGGTAATGGAATAATTTTTTTTGTTTCTTCTAAAATCTCATTACGTTCTACATTAATTTTCATGATCTGATTTAACTTTTCAGTATGATCATTTAATATTGTTGTGTGAACATTAAAATTTGTTACAAGAATTTCATTTTGTTTTTCTAAAACATCAACTGTTCTACTTGTAGAATCTTTTAGCTGTGTCACTAGTTCAAAATGAGCATCTATAATAGGCTCTAATTTAACAAAGAACTTCTTAAATACTTTATAGAAAGCAAATCCTGCAATTACCCACAAAGCTATGGGAAATCCTGTTTTATTAATAAAGTCACCCAAACTTGGTAATATTTCGTGCCATGCCATATAACACCTCCATAAAAAAGGGCCGGGTTTTTGCCCGACCCCCCTAACTTTTTAAGTCAAATATTACTTACCAGTGATTGGAGAATAGTAGTATTTGTTTGAGCTTGTGGCAGGATTGTAGTTGACGAAGTTTGTCAAAATATACAATTCGCCCGGATAGGCTCTGCTTGGTAGAGATGCCGAAGTACCGAAGTCAGTACCAGCAGTACCAGTTGGTGATGTGATCCATGATGTTCTTGCTTTAATTTTACCATTAAATCCGCCGCCTGTGGCCGAATAGCCTGTGAAGCTAAGTTGCATTCTGCGAATTAAGCTAGTTGTGTTTACCCAGTTATCACGTACAAAGTAAGCGATTGATGGGGCTGCGCCAACATTTCCCATGAATTGTAGGAATGTTTTTGAAACGCCAGCTAGGCTTGTTGTAACGCGAGTAAGAACCCATGTGTTGTTCTTAGCTGCATTATATGCAAATGTACCAGCCGATAGAATTTTTGCTGTGTTGTATGTTCTAGACCCAGCCAATAGTTTGGGGAAGGTATAGATAGTATTGTCGCCAGCATTGATATCTTTGTATTCAATTGCTTTTGTGATTACAGTCGTTGCGGCAGAAAGACCAACGATTGTACCACCATAGGTTTGTTTTGTATATGATCCGCCAACTGTATTGGCTAGATATGGATTAATACCTGACGTTTGAATTGGAACCATAGCAGTTACCTCACTTTTTTAAGTTTATATTCTTTATTTCCTTTTGTCCTAAAGCTATTTCGTTCCTTTTCCTACATTATCATACACAATTTCGCGACACAGTTCAAGAGCTTTTTTAAGTTTTTTTCTTGCGGCCTCTTTGCCGTATCCATTCGATTGACCAATTTCCTTATTTGTCATTCCATAATAATATTTTTGTATTAGAATATTATGTAATTCACTATTTAGATCTTTTACAGAATCTAAAATATCCCTTGCTTCTGTTCTATCTTTTTCAGAAACAGTAAGTATAGAATGGAAATTTTCAATCAGCGATGTGTTGTTAAATTCTCTAGCTTTCTTTTTATAGATTCTTCTAGCATTATTATGAATGCTTCTATATAGATATGTTGAGAATTTTACATTTTTCTGATTGTTAAACTTTTCAATACAGCTCCAAAGAGTACTCATCATAACCGACTTAATCTCATCTCTCGTACATATATTTTTCAGATTGCTATTGCAAGCCTTCATAAGAATTTTTTGATAATATTCATTTTGCATAGCATCTTCAAATTTTTTCTTGTTTACAGATTGCATTTTCAATTTCCTTCCTCACCGACGTAAAATTAAACATTTTTCCTACACCAACGCAAAAGGTATATCTACTCATAACCCTCAACGCTTCTACCCCATTAATCACTTTCATCTTATTTGAAATGTGATGAGTAATATCAAAATTTGTATATCCCATCCAGCACTGCCAACGATCAGATGGCTTTAGTATTGAATCCGAAGGCACAACGCCAAATGGAGTATGTATTACTTGAGATTGGATATCTAGTATTGGAGATAATCCTGCCCCCATTGCGGATAATATTTGATCATTTTCTTCTTCTGCTTCTTCACTCATAATAAAATTATCAAGCGAACTTCCCTCGATTAATTCTATTTCTTTCTCATTCCAGTTTTCCCACATTATTTTTTTCATTAGTTTAACTCCACATTAGTAGGGTCTACAACTAAATCTGTTGGTTTTTTTAATTCTTTATATGCTTTATTAAAAGTATTGTAATTTTTATTACTATTACCTTTTTCTTTTTCTTGTATCTTAAGTTGATCTAAGATCATATTTTCGAATTCACCGATATTTATTTTGTGAAGTAACAGGGCGAATTTTTTAATATCTTCTGCCGTGTCTCCCCAAGATGCCTCAAATGCTATATTGCCAGTTTCATCTAAGCAAAATATTATAAAAGACTTAGGAGAAAAATTAGATTCATCTAAAGAATCTTGGGGAGGTTGCTGATATGATTTCGACATAATATTGATCCGTTATTAACGACGAGAAATCGCCTATGTTTACAATTTTTCCAGTTTTATTACAGTCTTTGAAGTATGGAATTTTACATGAATATATGATCTCCAGAAACTTATCATTTTTTCTACAGGTTAATAATTCTTTAACTGACCATTCATAATCCACCTTCAGACATTCTTCGTACAGTTCTTTCAAACAAGATTCTATGTCTTTATGAAATATTGATAATTTTTTTGATAGAACTTTATTATCATTTGTTATCAATGCTTTATAATATTCCATACTTGTTTGCTTTACTGAAGAGTCGGCAAATATCGGTAGTAGAACTACGCTAACTGTATAATCAATATTCATTATATCATATTCCTTTTAAATGTCAAGATCAGTTTAATAAAACCCAAGCAATTCCTCGCATTTTATCAGAAAGTTTTTTGAAATCATCTTTTGACATTACGGATTCATTTTCGCCAAGTGTTGATAAGATAATTTTATATAACTTATCGCCAAGTCCAGAATATTTTTTGGATATTCTTCCTTCAAAATACATTTTTCCAGCATCATAATAATAATTTTCAAATGCTAAAGTTGTTACATTATCATAATTCTCAATCTTTTTACCCATTTCATTATTGAAGATAGCTATCAGCTCTCTATCAAATACTTCATCTGGTCCAGATACAATTGATTTAATATCTTTTACTTCTTGATATATTGCATCAGATGGCTTAACTAGAGTCAATAACTGACCATATTCATTATTTGTTTTTTGGGCATGTAGTAGACGATCAATTGGTAGATCATTATAGAAGAACCCGACCGCTAAAAGAGCAATGCCCAATAGCAGTTTAAGATTTTTCATTGTTGACTACTTTCTTTTCTTCTTGGGGCTTGATGAGCGTTGGAAAAATTTCATCTAATTTTTTAACTGCGTCCGTTAGATTGTTGTCGATACAAGACTGCTTAAGCGTTTCCCATTGTTGAACAAGCTCGACCAAGCCATGTTCGTGATTATCGGGAAAATTAACTTGGGGGATTTTAATATCGGGCATGTGCGGAGTTGGAATGTGCGAGAAAACATTCTTAATTGAACTTCCAAAATTAATGACCGCTCTTCCGATTGCACTAATATTAATATTGCTAAGAATTAATAGCACGCCAACTGCTAAAATTAAGTATTGAATCATTTGACTTCCACCTTTTCTTCTGTTGTTTTATTTTCTTCTATTTTTTTGTTTACATCGGACAATACCTGTGTTGCGGAATGTCCAACGACAACAACCAATCCTACCTTGAGAGCATTTGTGACTGTTTCCTGATCTAAATTAGCAAGACCTAATTCATTTAATGAAACAACAATTAGAGCCGCCAGCGCAGCTAAGAATTTTGTTGATTTAAATAACGCTTTAACTTTGTCCTTCATTTTTTGCTTCTCCTAGCATAGTTGATATTTGTGCTGAAGATAAGGACTGAGAACTTTTAATAATGCTCTCCTTTACCTTATCTTTTAAATGTGCATATTCTGGTGGCAATCCCTTTTTGATAGCTCTATTTAATAGTATACTATCAATTGGCCCCGGATTTTTTACTCTATTTTCCAAGCTGCCAAAAACATGACACTTGACTAAAAGACTAAGAACATTGATAAGAATTGATCCTATAATAATAATTAATGTAGGATCAAAACCATACTTTTTACCGTCACTATCTTCTATATTTGAAGCTACAGTTCTTGAGAAGTCTTCAATTTCTTTCATTGTTGCACCTCTTGAGGAGTTGCTTTTGGTTTACATTTACATCCACCCAATGAGTTGGCACACTGGCATTGACTTTTATTGCCATCAGGTTGAGTAATAATTCCTGTGCCATCACACTTACATTCGGGAGGAGCTGGCAATGGGCCGGGCTTTGGAACATTAGTTGTAATGTACTTCTTTTCTACTGTATCAAGAACTAGTCTAGCTCTATCAACATGATCTTTTAGTTCTACAGATAGATTTCTCGACCCGTATGTTTTAATATTTTGCTGCGCATTATTATATTCAAGGTAAAGCAATCCTGTGATTGTACCAAGTAAATATAAAATTAAACCATGTATTTTTTTCATGCATACACCTCTTTAATTCTAGTCCAGTCCATTTTACGAGTAAAGCCGTTAAAGTTACTATAAGCAAATGCTGCCCCTGCGGCAATCATTCTTTCGGCTACACTTTGACGAATCCAGAAACTTCCATCTGGTTGCTCATACCATTTAGGACCACTATTCCAAACGCCCCAGCTATTTTGAACTAGAAATAATGTCTCATTTAATCGTTCATGAGTATCATCGCAGCCAATCCAAGACATGGCATGTGACCATGAGCCACTTGTTTCAGCAATCCCATACTTATCTCTAGTACTTGAAAAGCCATAATCAGAACAAACAGATAAACCATATCCATTAGCTAACAAGTCTCTAGCTTGCTCAATTGTTGTAACCGCCGTTACCAGTGTAATTTTATGTTCGCCGCATCGCTTAATAACACTGTCTGGAATTCCTCTACTGCCCCAAATTGTACCAATTCTAGCATCATACTTAGAAAGATCAACATCATCGTATTTTTGACGAGTTAAAAATCCACCCGTAAGAGATACGAATCGAGCAGCTTGAGAACATTCCATTCCTTGTCCGCCATGACCGCGACAACCATAAATTGGTTCTGTTGCACCTCTAGCTAAGAAAGTTTCTTTTTCTTTCTTATATAGAATTTCATAAGCTCTGGTAACATCTACGGCATTTCTTGTCGCGTGTGACACGCAATCGCCGGTAGTTTGTGTTTCATCGGCCCCAAAGTTTGGAAAGAAATATTGGACTGCTTTATAAGGTAATGATAGCACACCTTTGCCTGTTCCAAAAAGCTCAGTTCCAACACTTCCAAATAACGGATTAGGCAACTCTTCCATAAGCCTTGCCATATCTACAGCATTGCACACAGCCCCTTGTAGGCCATTCTCATATTCTTTTAGAATATCTTCTGGAGTTTCAAAACCCATTTAAGATCTCCTTCGCCGTATTTTCCCAAGAGAATTCTATAGCTGTTTCAATTCCTGCTATATTCAACGCCAATTCTCCATCTTGTTTTAATTTATGTAAGTATCTCATATGAGAGACCATTTGATCAATTTGAGCATCTCCAATTTTAGCCCAGTAACCTTGACCATGAAACCAAACACCATCTTGAGCTAATTCCATCTGATCAATATTAACTATATTAGAGTTTGTAATATCAGTGAATTCAGTATGACCAGAATAGTTTGTAGTAATCACATTTTTACCACAGGATAGCAACTCTAAGAGTTCAAGATTCCACCCCTCAGCTTTAACTGGGAATACTCCAACATCGACTTGTCTCATTATATTATACACATCCCTATGAGATTTTTGTCGGGGGATGAAACGGATTTTATTTCCAAGAGGGGAATTCTTGTAATAATCCATCCATTGCTTATTACCATCAGGACCGAGGAATGGATTTTCGCACATCATCCACAACTCAACATTGTCTTTTGCTTGAAAAGCCTTGTTAAATGCCTGAAGTAATTCTTGGTGGCCTTTGCGAATCTCCCACTTACCACAATTAAAGAAGATTGTTACAGGGCGAGAAACATTATTATTCTCATTAAAGATTGATCGGTCAACTCCAAGAGGTGCAACTGCTGCGGTTTTACCTAGTTGTTCTTGAATTACATCTTTGGCCCATTTAGAACAGACCATAAGATCACAACTATCCATAC